TCAAGTTCTTGCGCAGCAACAGATAGCACGCAATTGGCTTGCTGCTGATCAATGCGCTTAGCGTCAGCGCTTTCGGCTACAAACTTCTGCCCGAGCAGTTTTGTAACGCCCAAATGCGAGATTTCATTTTCTAAGCGGTCCAGCAGCTCACCTTGTGCGACAAATGAACCCGCATCGCACTGCACCCAGTACGCTTTTGTGTTCGGATTCATCTTGATGGCATAATTCAGCCCCGTCACACCCTCCTCGCCTTCATAGTCCTCAAGCACAAGCAGGCCGATGGCAGCAATGTGCAGCGAATGCAGCAAGTCAGCCAGCCGGCGGTAATGAGCGATGTTCAGGTGGGCAACATCCGCCAATGGCGGCGAAGCGCACAGGAATCCCTCGCGTTCAGCGTAAATGCTGACCAGCGGAATGTAGCTGAGATCGTAACTACCGCTTTCGACTGCCTCTTGCTTGTCCGCCTCAAATACTTGGTATGCGCCTGGGATGATGATGCGTGCGATGGGCACATATTCTTCACCATACGTCCCTTTTGCTGTTTTACGTTCCTCCTGATAGCGGAAAATCGTCAGCGGGGCACCGGGTTGATCGCTTTCCCGCCGGCTGCCCAGGTACTGCCACGGGTCCACCGGCACCAGATACGGGCGCAGGGGATCGAGTTCATCGGCAGCAGTGCGGGCCTTAGGGCGCTTGCGGGCATCAACGATCAACGATGACATGCCATACGTCAGCGCCACTTCAAGCCGCTTCTTGGCAAATTGATCAAGCGATGAGCCGTCACCGTCTACATCCTTGCGCCATGTCTCTGACCACCACGGATCGCCGCCTTCCAGCTGAATCTGCCGCCTGAGCACCATGCCCGCAGCGTTGTGGATCAAGCGCTTGGTGAACGGTGCCAGCACCGACAGATTGACGCGAGCCTGCCACGGGTCGTATTTGACGCCATCTTCTGTTTCTGCCGGATTTTCGCGTGGTTCACGCGGCAGATACACTTCTGCATTTTCGTGCAGGTATTCGGTGCCATTCGTCACCGCTTGCATGATCTCCCACTTTCTGCGCATCCGCAGATTCGTGAGATCCATGAAAAACGGGCTATCGTTATCCGTGTAGCGCCGATGCGTCAGCCTGATTCTTGTAATGTCCATTGCAGCGGCGCATGAAACCACACTCTAGCCTGAGCTACAGTCGGCGGGCAAACCTCCGCATGATGCAGTGACTGTTGCCGCCCCAGCGAAGCCACGCCAGAGCGGTGATTTCCTGGCCGGCAGAAATGCGCTGTCACTGCGGCCTGTGCAGGGACGCATTTTTCGGGATCGGCGCCGCTTTCGCGTCGTGCTGGCGGGCCGGCGGGGCGGAAAGACGGTGCTTGGGGGCGTTGAGCTGTTGCGTGGCGCGGCTGAACGCACTGGCGTGTATTACTACGTCGCGCCAACGTATCGAATGGCCAAAGATATAGCCTGGGATACATACAAACGCATTATACCGGATCGCTGGATACGGAAGAAGAATGAGTCAAACCTAAAAATCGACCTGATCAACGGCTCCAGCATTTACCTTAAGGGCTCTGAAGATCCCGACGCATTGCGCGGCCCTGCGCTCACGGGCGTTGTGCTAGACGAGTGCGCGTTTCAGACAGAATATACTTGGCGTTCTGTTATTAGGCCGGCATTGTCCGACCGTGGCGGCTGGGCATTATTCACGACCACGCCATCCCCCGAGGGTACTGCGGGATGGTTTTATGAGCTAGTGCTGCAACTGCAGGGCTCTGACGATGTGGACCCTGGGCTGGAGCAACTTGACCCCGAACAGTGGGGGCTTTACGAATACACGTCATTGCAAGGCGGAAACATTCCGCTGGCCGAAATTGAGGAAGCACGTAGAACGCTTGCGCTAGAGGTGTTTGAGCGCGAATATGAAGCTAAAATCCTGTCGAATACAGGGCTAGTGGCATCGTGCTTCTCAATGCTAAACCTTGACTCGACTGTTGAAGATGACCTCAATCTGCCGCTTTACATCGGCATGGACTTTAACAACGACCCATTAACCGCTATTTGCGCCAATATCGTGCGAGTCAAGGGTCGAGCCGTCGAATTGCGTGTTTTTAACGAGTTGAACTTAAAAGGTGCGACGACTTGGGACATGGCAGAAGTGCTCAATGATCTTTATGGCGAAAATCGACGTAAAATTGCCTGCCCCGACCCCACCGGCAAGCGCAAACAAACTTCCGGCGTAGGTGTGAGCGATCATCAGATCCTCCGCAAGGCCGGAATTACAGTCTACGCCCCCGAGGCCCCATATAACATTGCTGACAAGATACGGGCGGTCAATGCAGCGCTGCGTACAGCTGATGGCGAGGTGCATACCAAGATCAACCCACGCTGCCGTGAGTTGATTAAGAGCTTCAGGACTTTAGGCTACGCTGAAGGTACGCGAATGCCAAACAAGAAGCTCGGCGTAGACCACTCGTTTGACGCCTTTGGTTATTTATGCCTGGGTCGCTTCAACATGAATAAAGGGGAGACAGGGGCGATTACTACGCACAGAGTCTACTGATTGCCCAGATTCTCTACATTTTCTCATTTTTCGTCGATTCTGCCGGCGGTCGCAGCCCGACGATCATCCCTCCGCACCAGACCAATCGCGTCGTATCGACAATCTGCTGCTCCGGCGGCTGTTCCGTGTACCACAAATGCCCGCAGCTATCACATTTGCGTCTGCGCACTCGCATTCCATCGTCAAGCCGATCTGTTTGCTGCACTGTTGTTTTTTTATGCGTGCAACGCGGGCACGGAAAGACGCTGATTCGCATTTCGCCTTGAAATTGCATTTTATTTTACCACAGCCGGCGGGAGATGGGGTAGTATGGAGCCATGGAACGCCCAACGACTTACACGATGGTCAAGCATGACGGCCAATCTGGCTGGAAGCTGCCATACGCCTACAAGCTGCTGCCCTCTGGCGGGCGTGTCGTTGTCATTGACCCCAATGGCGTCTCGCGGCTTGTTTCGCGCAAATCATTGACACTGCACTAAGCAGCGTGGTATTATGTGAGCGCATTACACTTGCTTCATGGCTAAATCACGCACTATCACGCTCCCCAGCTTTTCTGGCAAAGACTGGAGAGTGACATACGAAGAGCCCGAGCTTCGGCTTGTCTTTGATGAGCCGGCGGGAGAATGCCGTAAATCAGCTGAATCAGCGCTCAAGCCGCGTCTTGATCTCGTCCCCACTGCTGCTATCGAAGAAATTGCTGCCGTGCTTACTTTTGGTGCCGGCAAATACGGTGATAACAACTGGTGTCGTGGTGCTCGCTGGGGGCGGTATTATGCTGCCCTGCTGCGGCATTTATTTGCCTGGTGGCGTGGTGAGAATCTTGATCCCGAAACTGGGCTGTCGCATCTTGCACATGCTGGGTGTTGCTTATTGTTTCTGCTTACATATCAGCGCAACGGCTGGGGTACTGATGATCGTTTTGCCGGCAGTGATGGGGCTGCGTTTGTCAAGGATGATGGGGTCTGATTTTTTCTAAAATCTGGTGGGAATATGGGGGTTGAGCTTTTAGGGATTTGACCCCCGCCCCCCTGTTTGTGCTGCGGCTTTGTTGGTGGGGGTAAGTGTGGTGGGGATAATGGGGGAGCGTAAGTGCGTTGTTTGGGAGGGGGAGGTGGAGGGGGTAAGGGACCCGCCCACACACCGCGAAAACCGCAATCCTGCCCCCCGTTTGCTATCACGGGAGGCGAGAATCACGGCTGCTAACTATAGCTTAATCCCCATATCCAAAGCTGTAAGAATTGTCGCGCCAATCGCAGGTCACACCGCGCAGAACGGTTAGCTACCTTGCTTAGGCCGCATCGCCAGCACCGTCACGGCATTACCAGCCAGCGCACCGTAAGGCTGCGCATCGTGATACTTCATAAAGGATGCCTCCTCTTCCCAGCTGCTGACAGACCAATTATCACCTAGTTCGCCATCGCAGAATGCAGTAAACTGCGCAGACTCTTTATCGCTTAATCCTGACTCGTCACCGTTAACTAGCGCGGAAGCCCAGTATTCTGGCACGTCTAGAGTTTTAGCTTCAAACCTAGACCTAGGATCAGTATTGATCGCCTCACATTGCGCTTCAATACTGAGAGTCCACAGGAAGCAGGCACCATCACCCTCGCTTGCTCCCAGATAGCAACCACTGGGAGCGGCCCAGTTCAAAGCGTCAAACAATTCTGACACTATTTCACCGCTGATCTCACTTAGCCTAGGTGGCAGGTCTAGGCACATACCACCACGTTGACCGTGCGCGACTATGGCAGCAGCAGGCTGCCATAAATCACGGTCTAGTGTGATGCCTAGTCTGTCAGCTTCACTGATCAAAGCGGAACACAAGTGATCAGCCCGGAGCGTATCAGTGGAAATAATAGGAGAATCAGCGATTAAAGCAAGCATGAGACAATAAGCGATGGGATAATGGGAGAGAATCAAACTAGCCTAGGAAGCTCGGCTAGCGTAGCGTTAAACTGCTCAATGAAACAGCGATTAGCGTATTCTCGGCACTCTGCAGAATGCTCCCTGGCCTCCTGCCATAGCCAGTCGCGCTCACGCAAGACACCATAAGCGTTACGGTTAGCTAGTTCGGTGATGATTGAGCGCAGCCTGACAGCTCCACAACCTGAATACATGTATTCAAGAATAGCCTTAGTCTGGCGCGTTAATGTATTGCGCAGATTGGCTGCCATAATGTCACGGCTGACAATAGGATCAGGGTCAGCTGGCAGATTAAAAGTTTGGCAATACTGGCTATGTAGGCCAATCAATAGATCAGCAACCTGCCAGGGTTGCATATAGGCAAACTCAGACAGCGTGGATGCAGGATAAAGCATGGCAGAGTTGAGCGGATGAACAACGACAGTTTAGGCAAGCTGCGACGCTTGCCTAGGTGCGCTTAACACTTAGTTACAATCCCTGACAGCGCTAAGATCACCGTCTAGGACAACCAGAAACTTGTGATCCTTTGTATTGATGTATGCCGTCCCTGCGTTACTAAAACAGCAGACATAGACTCTATGCCAACGGGAACCTAAGCGGATTGCGTAATCTGTCGGGATTTTACGGCCGTAACCCATCTGATCCCTGCCAGACCCAGGGCACCCCTTAAACGGGCGACGCTCTGCCGTAAACGATGGGAACACTTCATTGAGATACTGGCAGCGAGACATGGTGCTTGAATGCTTGATTGCTCCCACACACTAGCGCAAGAATGCGCGATGGGGGCCTGAACGCTTAACACTTAGTCACAATGGGCAGGTTGACCGCAGCACGGTAGCGGTGGGCGCCAGTTTCCGCGTCTCGCCGTGTCCAATAGTGCGAACGGTAGCGTCCGCACGGGCTAACGAGAATCCAGCACGACCGATCGGCAGGCCGCAGAATGCGGGATCCATGCGGGCCAGGGAATGTACGGGCCAGGTTAAATACAATCACGGCAGAATGAATGAATGAATGAATGAATGAATGGCGCCATGAATGAATGGCGCCATGAATGAATGGCTGAATGGCGACTATTTACAGCAAGCAAGCGCCACGCTTGAATAGCACTGATCAATAGGAAACCCGCGACCGGCTAGGTCAGATTCACGGTAGAAATACAACGCGCAACCTCTAGGGTCGGCCTGATGGTAAATTAGCCCGCCGCACTTGGCGGCTAATTCTGCCGCCTCTTTGAGCAGCTTTGCTTCCTGATTGGGGATAATGCCGCCTTTACTGGTGTAACTGCCGTAGCAGTTAGGATAGTAGCGGCGGGGGATCGTGCATTCTTCATCGTCCCATTGAATAGCGCCGTTGCATTCATCCTCCGCCCACTTATGCAGGCGGCGCTGAATGGCGCACAAGCGATTAAATACTGCAGCGGGGATGCGGTCTTGAGCGGTAGCGGTAGGCATGGCGGTTGGGTGGTTGGGCTCCCCTACTATAGGGGGTAAATGGTACGGATGCGAGCAAGCGCTTAACACTTATTCACAATTGCGCAACAAGGCTAGGTGATCTTCAGCCTCTCCAGTTGCCGTGCAACCGTTCCAGCCAGAGTTTAGCCACCACTGCAGTGCTTCCGCTTCTGTCAGTGGTTCACCATTGCCGGACGTGGGACGGCTTACCCGTAAATGCGGGAACCGTTCCGGGCCGCCATCAGCCGGCGGAAGCCAAACTAGCCAGAATGGCGCATAGGTGATCTGGCAACCTGAATGCGTGGTGTGTTTCATGGGATGAATGCGGGTTTGCTTGAATGTCCGCACCTTACACCAGTGCTGCATCGAGCACTTTGCGTTGCGTGCCGCACACTTCCACTAGCCGGATGTTGCCGTGTGCTCGGTTGAATGCACGCCTGGCGGCATCGTAGCTTTTGTGCCGCGATAGCAGCGTTTCAGGGCTTGGCCCGAATTGCGTAAAGGTGGTGCTGTTTCGGATGACTTCGTAGGTGCGTTTCATGGGGTGAATGCAACTAGGGGGATTATAGCCCATAAATGGCACGGGCCAGGGTAAGCGCTTAACACTTAGTCACGGTTCCACCACGGGTCGAACGCGAATGGCGCGTCCCACCACTGGCAGCCGGCAGAGATGAACAGGCTGCAGCGAAGGCCGCGGCGGTTCCAGCGTTCAATAATCGGGCGAGAAATGGCGTCAACCTTTACATAAAGGTCCGACTCGTGGTTGTCCAGTTCGCAACCAGCGGCCAACAGCTCAGAATAAAGGGACATAAATGCCTCTTGAATGAATGCCTCCGCATACTAGCCCATGAATGGCACGCTTGCCCATGAATGCTTAACAAACAGTCGCATTAGGGACTGTCTTGGCTGAGACTCACTGCAGCGCAGCCATTCTCAATAAGCGCTTAGCCCTCTGTCTCAACTGTCTCAGCAGTGAGATTGCCTTCGGTCTCGGCTGAGACGGGCTGAGAATCACCCTCAGGCAGCTCTGAATGGGCCTCGACGCTCACGGTCAGCACCAGATCCTCCTCGCTCAGGCCGGCAGACTCCCGCAGCTCCCCGGCGATCTCTCCGGCACGGTCCAACCCTTTCAAGGCTGCTCCCCACTGACCATCCGCCAGGGCGCCCTGAATGGCGTGCTGGCGCTGAGCGGCCACCATGGCCCTGCGCAGCTCGGGGGGAGCGCTCTCGGCGGCACACAGGGCCTGCTCAGCGTGCCGCTGTGCTCGCGTCAAGGTGCGGGCCGGCACGGATGAATGGTCGCGCTTGAGCTTCAGGCGCACCTGAAACGGCAGAAAGCCTTGAGCGTACAAATTGCACGCAATCTCTACTAAACGCTCAAAGTCAGGCGCTTCTTCTTCTTGCGTGCTGCAATCCCAATCAGCGACCCAGGCATTGTGCGCTCTTAGTAGTCGCTCACTATCGGGCCGGCAGTGAATGGGCAGCTCCATCGTTTCGCTCGTTCTGCGCTGAATGCTAACTGCTCGCGCAAATCACCCCTTGCTTGCGCTTTCCCTGGCCGGCAAGGGAAGGGGGCTCAGCTTATGGGTAGTATGCATCTACTGTCCTATGCCCCTAAGGGGGGTAAAAGCCTTAGTATGACTAAATAATTATACCCTCTACTGTTGTGAACAACTGGATAGTTGTACCTGTTTTTTTTGGTATAAATGGATACAGGGTGAAAAAAAAACATTCAATGGCTCTCTGTCACACGCGATTTCTCTTGCAAACCCCAGTATTTGCAAGGCAACTAGGGTGTGATTGATTTGCTCAGGGCAATTTTGCTGTTCAGTGGTCATCACAGGGCAAAAGCCGGTCCCCAACGTGAGTCTACCCATGAGACTACGTGTGACAATACATTTATACTAATCATAAGCCCAGCTAATCAGGCCGCAAGCACAAAAAAGGGGGGCGATTGCCCCCGATGCTTCCGACTTGGGATGGATTGAAAGATCAG